GATGAGGGTGTCGGTTCAAGTTTCCGTTTCACCGTTGTCAACGCCGCAGCAGCAACCCACCCAATCGTGGTAACTGCTGGTGCTTCGGGTGTGACGCTTGTTGGTGTAGCCGCAACCTTCTCGGTTGCAGCAGCATCATCTGCATCGTATATTGCAGTGTTTACTGCAGCGAACACGGTAAGCATCTACCGAGCATAGTTTCTACCATTTAGGAACATTAATCATAATGGTGGGAGGCAAAAACCTCCCACCATTATTTATATCGGGGACATGTATGGGAATCAAGAAAAGAAAACCAGCAATTGAGTTGAGTGGTCAGGAATATAATAGCCTTAAAGGTTTTTATGCTGCTGGCAACAATGACCTTTCTGGTGCATTTCCAACTACAAATAAAAAAAATAAATTTGGTTTTGATGTTGTTTCTGCTGGTCGTGGTCGTGTTGCTCAACGAGCAATCACTCAACGCAAAAATAAACAACGCAAGAATGTTAAACGAGGAGTAAAATAATGCCTGTTAAATATAGCATTTTGTCCAGTCATGCTGACGCTAAACCGAAAGCAGGGACAGTTACATCTAACTATCCGCCGAAGTCGGCTAAGTCGGGTAAGTCCAAGAAGTCTAAGAAGTCTGTTAAGGGTGGTTACTAATGCCAAGAGGAAATGATTCTCGTGGGTTGGAAAAAAAGATTGGTAGGGCTGTAGCAGCCAAAAAAGTTGACCCACTATCGGCAATGATTGGTCGTTACTCAACATCTAAGCGTATGACAAAGCAAGCACAAACTATGGCTATGGACAAAGTAAAACAGAAGCGTGCTTCCTCTGCTGACAGTATGCGTAAAACTGGTCAAGCGATTGATATGTTGGGCAAAAAGAAGGCTGCTCCTTCCAAAGCAATTCCAAAGGGTAGTCGCAGACAACCACCAAAGCCACCTCGGGGTAGCCGTACTTCATCAAGCAAAGGAAATGGTGGGAAGCCGTTGCAGATTTCTCCAGTTGGTACTTCACGAACTGCTGGTTATTCACGCACAAAGCCTACGACAATTCCAAAGGGTTATTCTTTAATGACCTTTATGAGCAATCCTCCAAAGTATAAGTTGGTTAAAAATGCTGGAAAGAATAGGGGACGATAATGCGTAAACCTGCTATTACTGGTTTGTCCAAGCCGCAAGGTCTTGATGATTTAATTAAACCTCTTGCCAAAGAGGCTATTAAAAAGGCTAAGAAACCCATTAAAAAAGCGTTGAAGGATGTTCCTGATAAGAACTATAAAAAGAATCCTTATAACTCTAAGGGTGGTTTGACCAAGAATTATAAAGATTATGTTCTGCGTAACAGCAAAGGCGACTACTAATCATGGCTGCCAAAAAACGAGCAATTGAAAGTCGTGTAGGTCATCCACAGGGTATTGACGACATTGCTAAAGGACTTGGTAAAGCAATAAACCGTGAGGGTGGTATGCGTAAAGCGGGTCAAGGTGTTATGGGTTCTGCAAAAAAGGCTGTAACAGGAAAAAATAGTGTTGTAGCAAATATGTATGGTCATGTATACAAAAACTCCAAGGCTAACCAAAAGGCTGTTAAAAAATTTAATAAGAAAATGAAAGGCTTGGCAAAGTAATGGCTTCTATGAAACCTAAGGGCATTGTTGATGATATTGGCAAGCAAATTGCACGATTAGTCAAACGGGGTACTCCTGCTGCAAAGAAGGAAATTGCTAGACTTAGGGGTATTCAGAATACTTACATGTCGGATGCTGCTCGTAATTCACGGGGTTTACAACGCAACATTAAGGAATGGGATTCACGAATTGGAAGATTTGATTATTCGGTTGCTGATGCACAGAAGGCAAAGAGCGTTTCTGCAAGACTTCGTGAAGAAGCCCGTCAGCGTGGACTTAAAGCCAAGTCGCAAAACATTGGTAAGAAAGAACAGGCAGATGTTCGCCAATCGTTGATGCAGGCTGCTAAGCGTGATGATATTGCTAAAGCCCGTAAGGCTGCTGGTGGACGGAACAACCCGAACGCCATTAAGGCTAGACAGAAGAAGGCTGCTAACGCTCGTAAGGCTGCTAAGCCGAAACCTGCTGCTGGTGGTGCTGGTAAAGGTCCGAAGAATCCTAAGAAAACTGGTACTGCTTCTGCACCTAAGGGTCCTAAGAAGCCACGCAGGTAGTTATGGCTGTGGTTAAGCCGAAGAAGAAGGCTGCTGGTATTTCTCGGGATGATTTAACAAAGTTTTTGTTAAACAATCTTGTCGGTGCTGAGTCGTTGGCTTTAGGTAAACAGGCATCCGAAATGGATGTGCCACGCACCACTCAGGGTGGTATGGCTAATCAGTTTGGTGCTGCAGGCTTGAATGATTATACCCGTAAGTTGTTGGGTCAACTTGGGTTGGTTGGTGAGGCTGCTGCTAAAAGCAATGTTGCCGACTTTTTTGGTGTCAAGGATGTTGCCAAGTTTTCCGAAAAGGGTAAACCTGAGGATGCTTTGATGGCTATGTTAAGTGTTGCGCCTTTGGGTTTAGGTAAGGCTGGTAAGCGGCTTAAAAAGACTGGGGCTACTGGGGCTAAGGTTGTTGGCGGCATTTTGCCTAATGATATTAAGAATTTGTTGCGTATTCTTAGCGGCGGTCAAGACCAGTAATTCAAGGAACATATACGCTATTTGTATATGATTAAGAACTCTGTCCCTGCTCACACCCTTTATGGGGAACCTCAAACTGGTTCCCGTTTGGCTATTATCCAAACGGGGTCTAGATTGGCTGCACCCAGTGGACCGTACATTGGTCGTGGCGACAAATGTACGGCTAACGATGATTCCTGTGGGGCTAACAAGGTGCGTGGACAAGAACTGTGTGCAGGTCATTTAAGGCAACATAATAAGCAGAAAGGGGACTAAGTGGCATACGCTCAAATGAACGCAACTTCGTTGCGTCAAGCAGTACGGGACATCACCGATTTGGATGCTACCGATTTGCCTGATGCTTTGCTGAATCTTTATATTCGTGACGGCTATTACCGTATTTTGGATATTGAGAAGCGTTGGGATTTTCTTGCAAAAACTTTTACTTTTAACACTGTTGCTGACCAGCGTGCATACAGTATTGATGCTTTTACTGCTGACCCTATGGCGCAGATTGTTTCCATTGTGGATAATACTGGTGTTGGTTCTCGTTTGGATATGGTTTCGCATGATGAGGCTGAGAACACTTATATTGGTTCGTATGACACTAGTAGCGACCCTTTGTTTTATACTATTTGGGAAGGCAAAATCCATTTGTATCCAAAGCCGAACGATGTTCGTACTTTGATTGTTCGTGGTTATCGTGAACCTATTGATTGGGTTACAACTGGCGGCAATGTGGATGCTAGTCCTAATTTGCATTTTGCTTTAGTTTATTATGCTTGCAGTCGTGTTTATCAACGGCTTGAAGATGTCGCTATGGCTGATGTGTATAAGCGTTCTTTTGATGAGGGTGTTGCTTTGGCTGTCAAAAACATTAAGACCCCTAACAGTCATGCGCATTTGGTGTTGTCTGCTGGTTATACCGCTGGTCGTCCTACTTTTAATGGTTGGATGACTCGCATGGGGCAGGGTTTGAAAAGTAATCAATAATGGCTGGTTTAAACATTACAGAGGTGAGCGATTTTACTGGTGGTCTGAACTTTCGTGCAGACCAATTTCAGTTATCCACTTTTGAATCACCTGACATGAACAATGTTGAAATTGACCCTAGAGGTGGTGTGTTTAGTCGTGGCGCATACCGTCAGTTGAACAGTACAGCAGTTGCTGGTACTTGGAGTCCACAGAAGTTGTATTCTTTTAGTGGTGCCACGCCAACAATCATGTTGGCTAACAGCACCAAAGTTTATAAATCCACTGGCGGCAACTTTACTACTTTACAATATTCTTCGGGTAACGATATTACTTCTACTAGTGCGCATGGTGTTTGTATGGCACAGTGGGCTGACTCAATGTATATTGCTACTGGTTCTTCAGGTAGCGGTGGTTATGTTTGGAAAACATCAGATACTTACGCTACAGCATTGACAGCATCGGGTACTAATCCGCATGACTGGCAAACCACTCCTGATGCTGCTCAACGCAAAATGCCGACAGCGGAACATCTTCTTGTCCATGCTAATAAAATGTGGGCTGCTAACACTACCGAGGCTGGAACATATTATCCCAACAGATTGCGTTGGTCTTTGGAGAACGCTCCTGAAAACTGGGATGCTGACGACTATTTTGATATTGTTGGTGGTGGCAACGGTATCACTGGTATGGCTATTGCTTCAGGTCAACTTGTTGTTTTCAAACCCAGTGCTGTTTACATTATTTTTGGTTACGCTTCCGACAACTTCCAAGTTGTTGAACTAACAACCCGTTTGGGTTCTATTAGCCATCACTCTATTGCTCAGGCGGAAGATGGCGTATATTTCTTTAGCCATAATCAGGGACTATATTTTTATAATGGTTCAACGATTAAAGACATGTTTAACAATTTGCGTACCGCAATTGACTTGAATCATATTAATCCTGCTGACCATGAATCTATTAGTGTTTCTTATGTTGGTCGCCGTATTTGGGTTTCGGCACCATATTCCACTGATAGCACCCCTACCGTTCCTACGGTCAATTTTGTTTTGGACCCATCTATTCGTGGTGGTGTTTACACAAAGTTTTCTTCACATGATGGTTACGGTTTGGTTGGTGGTTGCAACTGGACTGATTCTTCTAAGAATGATTATCGTTTGATGTGTCACCCTACGCAAGCGTATGTTTTAAAAGTTGACATGTACAACGAAGAGTCGGACAACATTTCGGGTACTGATGTTGCTTTTTCTAGTTATTATAAAACCCGTTGGTTTGATGGCGGTTCTTATATGCAAAAGAAAATGTTTCGCAGACCTGATTTTGTTGTTAAAGAATCTGATGCGGCACAAAATATTACAGTAAAAATTTATCACGACTTTGTTGAGGGTGAAGGTAACGAGCAAAAGATTTTTGACATTTCCCAAACACCTGCAGTGTCGGCTTTGTTGTGGGGTTCAGGTTTATGGGGTGAAGATTGGGCTAGTGGTGCAGCAAGTTCTATTGTTCTTGCTGGTCGCAACCTTGGTTTAGCAAGGTGTGTCCAACTGGAATTTATTGGTCCCTCTAGTCAAAAATGGGGTATTAACAGTATCGGTTACAAATATCAAGCACGAAGGATTAAAGGTTAATTATGGCAACTCTTAGTATTCCAAATACTTTTGTCAACGGCACGCCTGCCGTTGCCACAGAAGTTAACGCAAACTTCAACCAAGTCAAAACTTTTGTTGAAGCATTGGCAGCAGGGACAAACTTGGACGATGGTTCTATTGTTTATAGCAAGTTGGCTGCCGCTACGGTTACGGCTTTGACTGCTGCTGGTGACGGTGACCAAGTGGTTTTGGGTTCACAGATTTTCGGCTGATGCAAAACGGCTGGCAAACTCCCTTTCTGTCCGTGCTGACAGGTACAGATAAAGATGCTTTGCAACGCATTTTTTCTTCTCTTCAGGTTGAGTTGTCACGGTTGCAGCAAGAAATTGATTTATTGAAGAGTGCTAACTCTTCTACCAACAAGGAACGGACGAGGTATTAATATGAGTATGTATGATGCGTATTCAGGTGATTATGGGCTGACTGAGGCTGCGGCTATCCGCAGAAAACAGCAGCGTTCTATCGCTAATACACAGTCTGCAATGTTGGGTCAGCAGCGTGGTTCACGCAAACTTGCCGATATTAGCCGCAAATATGTTGAAGGTTTCGGACCTAAAATGGCTCAGTATGGTAGGCGTGGATTGGCTGGTCCTAATGTTCAGTCAGGTATTCAACGCAAAGGTTTGGAACAGTATGCCCGTAGTTTGCAAGAAAGTTTGGGTGCTGAAACAACCAACATTCAGGACGAGTTGAATCGTATCAGTATGGATGAGGCAAGCAATCAGGCTGACTTGGAGGCTTATATTGCTGATTTAAAGTTGCGTAAAAACCAATCTATTGTTGATGCCGCTACTGCGTTGCGTCAACTTCAAGGATACTAATTATGGCTATCACTTATGTTAATGGTCGTCTTGTTCGCACCTCAGAGGGTGACAAGGCTATTGCTGCAGCAAAAATTGCGAAACAACTTCAGGAAGAAAATGCTGCACGGTTAAAAGGTTTAGAGAAACAACAAAAACTTTATGTTCCACCAGTGGTTCCTAATCCTGCAGGAGCAGGCGCAGGTCCAGCAGGAGCAGGTCCAGCGGCAGGTGGAGCAGGAATGGCAGGAAAGGCTAATATGACACCCGAACGAAGTTATGTGGAGCAGCAACTCACTATTTTGGGTATGAAAGATACTCCTGCGAACCGTGCGAAGTTGCGTAACGAGTATCGTGCTGACCAAGCCAAAATTGAAGCCGACACAGCGAAGGCTGCGGCTCAAACCGCTGGCGACCAAAGTGCATTTGAAGCAATTCTTAATGCTGCTACTGGTTATGAATCTACAGCAAAGACTGCTTCTGAAAAAGCGTTGGATGCTTTAAGGGAACTTTATGCTCCACAGGAAACTGCTTTGGGAACTCAAAGGCAGTCACAGATTGATTTGTTGAAGAGTGTGTTGGGTCAGTCTGCTGCCGATATTAAAACTGGTGAAGAAAACTTTATTTCAGGTATTCGTCCTACTACTGCTTATACTGATTTGCCGTTGACGGCTTTGCCGCAACAGCAGAACGCTTTAATTGCTGCGTTACAATCGCAAGGTGCGGGGATAGGCGAGGTTCAGGCACAGCAGGCTTCTGATGAGGCGTTGAATCAGTTCACTAGGCAGTTGTTGCAGCGTTCCGCTGCACAGTATGGTGATGTTCAACAAAACTATTTGAACTCGCTTGTTAACGCTGGTCGTGGTGCTTCTCAGGCTGGTCGTGACTTTTTGTCTTTGGAAAAACCAAGACTGGAATCAGGTATTCAATCTAAGTATGATGAGTTGTTGGCTAGTTTGGCTGGTGACCGTGCTTCAGCGGAATCTGATGTTCAGAAGCGTTTGCAGGATGCTTTGGATGAGGCAGCCAAAGTCCGTGTAGGAGCCACAGAGAAATACCCTATGGCTAAGACACCTGTGGTCCCTGAGGCTCCCACAACGCCTCCTGACACGGCTGGTGGCATGCCTAAGTTTGACAGGATGCCTGATTTGGGTAGAGGAGTGGAAACACCCGAAGAGGAGGAACGCAAGCGAATGGCATTAATCATGGCTGCTCGCCGTGCAGGATTCAACGCATAATATGGCTATCAAAAAAACTCCTTGGGCTTCACAAGTTGTCCCTGCTGGTCCTACCAAAATTTTGGGTCGTACTATTAGTACACCACCCCCATCACCTAATCGTGATGATTTGCAAACAACTGAACAAAATGCGTTGGAACGCATTATTTCTGACCCAACTATTGACCAAAAAGATAAGAGTCGTGTAGCGGAACAACTGATTGCAATTACTCGTCAAGGTAAAGACCGTCCACCTGTGGGTGGCGGTGGAGGTATTATAGGTCTTGCTAAGACTGTTGGTGGAGCCGTGTTGGGTGCTACAGGTTCTGCTGTGCGTGCAACGGGTCAACTTCCTGTTATAAAACAAACTGTTACTCCAGCGGTAAAAACCACCATAACTGGTTTGGGTTATTATAATCGTTTTGTTCAAGCAGCCGCAGCCGATGCTGCAC